CCCCACCGTTGTGGTGGGGCTCTCGAGCGATAGCTCGTCACATCCCGTGACCTCACTGTGTGCTGTGATGACAAGAATCAGGATCAAGTCGGATCCTAACCCCTTCGCCGGTTCTGCCACGAAATCGTGGAAGATCGGGACAAATCCTCCTAGTGTTCAATTTCCCTACCAGTATTTCTGGTGGTTTAATCGTCACGAAGAGTATTGTCAAGACGAGGTTGGAAAGGGTACCGACCACCCGCTATTTATCAATAAACTTGATAATTCGCGATGGCCGCCCCTTAACGGTTTCCATGATACAGGCGGTGGAGGATTTATTTCCTACACCAATTGCTATCCGGAATCCGGGAACCTTCCAGTATCCCATCTTGCCACTTCAATTGAGTCGGTCGGTGAGTCAGCTACGAAAGCGTTAGCACGGAGTAATCCGTCTCGCGCTATTGTTTCTGTACCTAACTTCCTGCACGAATTGAAGGACCTGCCCGGTATGCTCAAAGAAATAGTTGAATTCAAATCCGGTCTGAAGAAGCCGAAAGGCTTGAAACCCAGCAGTAAATCTGCTGCGAATCACTATTTAAGTCTTCAGATGGGCTGGATTCCTCTAGTCTCTGACCTCCGGAAGATGATGGAGCTTCAAAAGCACACTCACCGAAGGGTGGGCGAGCTTAGAAGGCTCTATTCAAATCAAGGTCTCAAAAGACGCCTGAATAATCTTGCCTCGGATCACGTTGTCCAGCGCACAACTCGTGTGATGGACTCGAATAACGGTTTCTCTGACAACGTTCAAGTTGACTTAGTAACCGATATTGAACGATGGGCCACCGTGAGGTGGACACCCAGCGCGATCCCTGACTCAAATTATTCCGTACCTCTGGAACAACGTGCACGTAACCTTGTTCTCGGAATAGACAAAGTCCATTTCGGAGAACAACAATGGAATGCAATTCCATGGACGTGGATGATTGACTGGTTCGCTAATGTTGGAGAGTACTTAACTGCTCACAACAATACCGTTCCGTGTGATCATACTAAGGTCAACGTTATGACCCGTACGACCACATACGAGGTATGGACTCGCAATGATGCTTTATCTGGCATCACTGGCGGGTCTGGCATCCGATCCTTAGTCACGAAAGAACGTGCGCTAAGTGACGGCACACTGTCGGCTCACCTCCCGTTTTTAAACTGGAGGTAATTGTCTGTCCTTGGTGCACTTGCTATTCAGCGCTTGCGCTAGGATAGCTTGTTCAACCAAGGAGAAGGTATTATGCTAGGCTCAACCCTGACGGTGACACTTGATGGTTCCGGTGGAACCGCCAAAGTGCTGCCGCTGATCAACCAAGATGGCTACTCGTCCGAATACTTTTTGGACGAGACGCTCGTCTCGTATCGCGCGAAAGTGCGACACAGTCGAGATACCGTCAAGGCTGGCACTCAGGCCTTTGATCGTCACACTGTGACTTTTCAAAGGTTCCTGAAGCCAACTACGACGTATCCTCTTGGCATTCTGACCGAGATCATCTACACGATTCGAACGAGTCCTGTAGAGGCTTCGGCAGATGTCATCGACATGTCGGAAGCCATGAGCTTTTACATGGTAAAAGCTGGTGGCATTGCCGCCAAGTTGCTGGGCTGGGAGTCGTAAGGCGTCTTCTGACGCCCTAAGGCCTCCGACCTAGGAGATGGGTGAGCATAGCCGTAGATAGTCTTCATCCTTAACTGAAAGGACGAGCTATGGAAAGCTATGTCACATACCTTCAGGGACTATACACCGCACTGTTGTCAACAGTTGCGGAGTACAACCCCACTCTCCGACGTGATAGTGAGCGGGATGCTTCTCGCTTGCTCTCACTAGTCGAAAGGCACGGCCTACCATTTCTAATGATAGACCTTGCCGAGGCAGGGAAACACTTTGACAAGTGTCTCTCTGCCGGACGCCTTACTCGAAGCGGTTTGGCCGGTCAAAAGGCCTTCCGCAACGATACGCCAATCCCAAGACTGTTCAAGGGATTGATGTTGCGCGTTTTCGACGAAAGTGGAGTGCTTAGGGACGATCCAGACGTTGCCTGTATCCGTTTCCTTCGGCAGCTGTATTATGCAGCCAAGAAGGTTAAGGTTCAGTGCGACGACTCACGTACATGGAAACACGTGCATGAGTTCTTCGAGATCGACCAGGAAGTTCGACTTGGGTCCCTTAATTGGGACGAAGATCGACTTAGGGACGCTGAGTTGGATCATCTCCATATCGGAGATTCTCCTATTTGCGCTCCTACTCCTCTTTTCGAGCCTAGATCTTTCGATCAAGCGCGAATCGAAGAGCCCTTCTTCCATAGACATCTCGGTCTCGATCAGGCGGTCCAAGTGACCGCTGATATCGTTTCCGCAATGCTCGGTAAGTTTAACCCTACCGAATGGAGGACTAAGCATGGACCAGGTGCTGTCGCAGATCAGCGTCATACTCAGTTTAAGTATGACTTTCCAAGCTGGCCTGCTAAGCTTGAGCATCAGTTCCCGATGGCCCTATTTGGTTTTTCCAATTATGGCACTTGGGCTTCTTTTGCTCATGACGAGTCGCTTGTTCATCTCTTCTCTGAGAATGAACCTGCGTCGAAACTTATTGCTGTTCCAAAGACACTCAAAGGACCGAGGCTCATCGCCTCGGAACCAGTGAGTCATCAGTGGTGTCAGCAATCTGTTCTCGATTTCCTCGTCACTCGTCTGGTTAACACACCGATTCACTGGACTATTCGCTTTCGCGATCAGTCTGCGAATCAGGAGCTAGCCTTACGGGCTTCCCGTACTCAGTCGCATGCGACAATTGATTTGTCGAGTGCTTCTGATCGCCTATCCTGCTGGGTGGTAGAACGGATCTTCCGACGTAATCCGTCGTTAGTTCAAGCTCTCCACGCAACCAGGACAAGGTGGGTGGCTAACACCATCGATCGCAAGTCTCCTCAGTTTCACAAACTGAGAAAGTTTGCGTGTATGGGTTCAGCGTGCACCTTTCCTGTTCAGTCTTACGTGTTCGCTATCTTAGCTATCGGCACCGTACTTCACGTACGAGGCTGGCAGCCTTCGATAAAGAACCTCCGTAGGGCCTCACAGGAGGTCCAAGTCTTTGGTGATGATATAATCATCCCCACTGACTGTTGGGAAGTACTTCAGGGACTTCTGGGTCACCTTGGCTTAAAGGTTAACCAAAGTAAGACTTTTGGAATTGGAAAGTTCCGCGAGTCCTGCGGTGTCGATGCGTTCGATGGTCACGATGTGACCCCGACGTATTCGATGACCTACCCTGATGTGTCCCGACCAGAGTCCATCATATCATCCGTTGCTACACACAATAACTTCGTTTCTAGAGGTTATTGGAGAGTAGCGGAGTATGTAAAACAGACAGTTCGTGATGTCCGGAATTTCCGGATTCCTCACGTGCCTCTGGACTCTGGTACTTTTGGTTGGTTCGACCACAATTGGGAGGGGAACCATCACCTTCGCAGGAGATGGAATCCTTCTCTTCAAGTGGTCGAATTCCAAGTAGACACCGTGAGAACGGTATCGAAAAGGTATCCAACCAAGGGAAACTCTTCATTACTTCAGTATTTCACTGAAGTCCGTCCGGTCGACTACATTGTAGGCGAGAGGATTGGAGTCATGAAGAGGGCGTCGACAAATATTAGTCGACGTTGGGTGCCGGCTTCTAAGCTTGCTTAGAATCCGGAGGGTTTAGGCATCACCTAGCGGTGAAGCACTAAATCTAAAG